CAAGCAGGGCAGGCGGGCGCTGGTCACCGGCAACGACCCGATGCTCAAGTTGCTGCGCAAGCCCAACCCGTACATGACCAGGCTGAACTTCCTGAAGTTCGTGGTCGTGAACATGGCCCTGCGAGGCAACGCGTTCTCCTTGATCGAGCGCAACGTGCATGGCACCCCGATCGGCCTGGTGCCGCTGGATGGTCGGTCCGTGAAGATCGACACCGAGGAGGAGCTGATCTACCTGGTCACTCCCAAGGAGGGGGAGACGTTCCCGGTGTCGCCGGAGTACATGCTGCACTTCAAGTTGTTCAGCCTGGACGGCATCGTCGGTCTGTCCCCCATCGAGTACCAGGCCGAGACCATGGGGCTCGCCAAGGCTGGGCAGCAGTGGTCGGCGCGGTTCATGCGCAAGGGCGGCTTTACCGGTGGCTACGTCATCTACGAGCAGTTCCTGACCGAGGCACAACAGGCCCGGATCATGTCGAAGTTCCCGGATGTGCGGAAGGGTGATGCCGACGACATCGGCAAGATGGCCATCCTGCAGGGCAACCCCAAGATCGTCCCGGCTGGCATCAGCCAGAAGGATGCCCAGTTCATCGAGTCGCAGCAGTTCCAGGAGGAGGCCCTGGCGGGCATCTACGGTGTGCCGCTGTGGCTGGCCAACCGGGCTGGCAAGACCTCGATCATGGGTTCGAACCTGGAACAGCAGCTCACCGGCTTCATCACCTTCGGCCTCAAGCCCTACATCGATTCCGTCGAGGACGAGCTCAACGACAAGTTGTTTGGCTCAGGCCAGCGCTTTGTTGAGTTTGTTGTCGAGGGCCTGCTGCGCGCTGACAGCGCCGGTCGCGCTTCGTACTTCCAGGCCGCCTTGGGCGGTTCTGGTGGCTCGGGGTGGCTGTCGATTGACGAGGTCCGCGAAAAGGAAAACTACCCGCCGCTGGGCGGCGACTACGCCCGGGTTACCCGGTGGGAGATACAGAAAAATGGCGAACCTTGAATGCCCGTTCGAGCTCAAGGCCGTGGACGAAGCCGGCAATTTCGAAGGCTACGCCGCAGTGTTCAACAACGTTGACCTGGGCGACGACGTGATCCTGCCCGGCGCGTTCACCCGTGTGAAGGCAACCCGCAAGGGCCAACTCAAGCTGGCCCTGTACCACGACCTGACTCGCCTGGTCGGCGCCGCCGATTACACCCAGGACGATCACGGCCTGCTGCTGAAAGGGCAGGTCAACCTCAACGTCAGCTATGCCCGTGACGCCTACGAGCTCATGAAGGCCGACATCCTCGACAGCATGTCGATCGGCTTCAACACCATCAAGGCAGATTTCGAAGATCGCGCCGGCCGACGCGTCCGCCTCATCAAGGAGGCCGAACTCTGGGAAGCCTCCTTCGTACCGTTCGGCATGAACCCCGAGGCCCAGGTCCTCAGCGTCAAGTCGGACATCAGGCTTTTCGAGAAGGCCCTGCGCGAACGCATGGGCCTCTCGCAGAAGGAAGCGGCGGCAGTCGCTTCGCTCGGCTACACCGCGCTACGCCGTGACGGCGGGAGCGAGGCCACGGCGATCGTGGATGAGCTGAAAGAAATTCCCAACTTGTTCACCAAATATTTCGGAGTATCGCCATGAGCGAAGTGAAAGAACTGAAGGACTCCATCGAGCTGCAACTGAAGAACGGCTTCGGCGATCTGCAGAAGAAGTACGACGCAGCCATGGACGAAATGCAGAAGGGCAACCAGGTGACTGGCGACCTGCGCAAGCAGATCGAAGACACCAAGGGTGAGCTGCAAAAGGTCATCGACCAGGTCGTTGATCTGGAACAGAAAGGCGTGAAGCTGCGCGGCCAGCCCAGCGAGGGCAAGAGCTTCATCGACCTGATCAAGGGCGACGAAGGCTACAAAGCGCTCAGCCAGAAAAATGCCGCGCTGGCGCAACTCGAAGTTACCAAGTCCGACATGGCCAGCATGAAGGAAATGAAGGTGACCAGCGCAGGTATCGTCGCGCCCGTCTACGATCCGGTGATTCAGCCTGGCATTCGCCAGGAACTGCGTATTCGCGATCTGCTCACCTCCGTCCCGGTCGCCGGCCAGAACTACACCTACTTCCGCGAGAAGCTGCACACCCGTGGCGCTGCGCCGGTGGCGGAGGGCGGCCTGAAGCCAACCAGCAACGTCACCTTCGAAACGGTGACTGACCGCGTGAAGAAAATTGCGGTTTGGATGCCGGTGACCGACGAGGCGCTGGATGACGTGCCGCAGATGCTCGCCTACCTGCAGCAGCTGCTGCGCTATGACCTCAAGCTGGAGGAGGAAGCGCAGATCCTCAAAGGCGATGGTACCGGCGAGAACCTGCCAGGCCTGATGACCCAGGCGACGGCCTACGACATTGCCCTCAGCAAAGCCGGCGATACCGCCATCGACCTGGTCCGCCGCGCCATCTACCAGGTGCGCAAACAGTCGCAGATGTCCGCCGATGGTGTGGTGATGACTGAGCTGGACTGGATGAACATCGAGCTGCAGAAGGACGGCGAGAACCGCTACCTGTTCGCCAACCTGCAGGGCCTGGTTACCCCGATCCTCTGGGGCCGTCCGGTGATCACCTCCGACAGCATGGACGAGGGTGACGGCACCAACGGTGGCGAGTTCCTGACCGCCAACTTCGCTCGCTCCACCACGCTGTTCGACCGCATGTCGTTCCTGTTCAAGATGGGCCTGATCAACGATCAGTTCATCAAGAACGAACGTGCGCTGCTGGTCGAGGAACGCCTGGGCCTTGGCGTGCGCCGCAAGGAAGCCCTGGTGAAAGGTCGCTTCCCGACCGCCTAACCCCACCGAAGGCCGGCCTATCGCCGGCCTGTTCATTTCTGGAGGCAGCATGAAAATCAAGATTCTGTGGGGATTTGTTGGCAACGGTGCGCTGCTCGGCGCTGACTCGAACAAGGTCAAGGCCGGCGAAACCTTCGATGACGCCGACGATGAGTACGCCTACACACTGATCGGTAAAGGCCTGGCTGTTGAGCTCGACGCCAACGGCAAGCCGCGGCTGGCCAAGCCGAAGGAGACCAAGCCATTGGCTCCGAAAGAGGACAAGGCTGCAGCTGAAAAAGCCGCCGCCGAGAAAGCCGCTGCTGAAAAGGCGGCAGCGGAGAAAGCGGCGGCTGAAAAAGAAGCCGCCGAGAAAGCAGCCGCCGAGAAAGCAGGCGCTGAAAAGGCCGCTGCCGCCAAAGCCGCCGAGGCCAAGTAAATGCTCGACCTGGCCAACGTCAAGCTGCACCTGCGGGTCGACGGCGACGAAGAAGACACCTTGATCAGCGGTTACATCGAGGCGGCCAAGGCTCACGTCGAGCAGCACTGTGACCGCAAGCTGGTCGAGGTCGACCCGGTCGAGCCCGACGAAATGGGCCTGACCCGCGATGTCGAGCAGGCGGTCCTGCTGTTGGTCGGGCACTGGTACGCCAACCGCGAGGCTGTGGCCGTGGGCACTATTGCCACTGCCATGCCCCTCGCAGTCGAAAGGCTGCTCTGGTACAGGAAGCGCTTCTGATGAGAGCCGGACCGCTGCGGCACCGCTGCCGCCTGAGCAAGTACGAGAGAGTGCAGAACAACACGGGCGGCTACGACCAGGTGTGGGTGCCGGTGGGCGAGGTCTGGGCGGAGATCACCCTGCCCACCGGCCGCGTCACGCCAGTGGCCGAGCAACTGGAGGCGGTCGTCAGCGCGGAGATCCGCATTCGCCCCCGGGCCGATGTCGCCGCCGGCTGGCGGGTGACCGACAAGCGCACCGGCGTGACCTACAAGGTCGAGGCGCCGCTACTCAACAACGAACGGGACCTGCTGCGCCTGCTGTGCTCTAGCGTCCCCAACCCATGAGGTGAGCCATGAAAATTCGTGCACTGGGCCGGCTCTCCGGCGCCACCGGTGAGCGCGTGAAGGGCGCCGAATTCGTGATCGACAAGGAGTATGGCGCGGGCCTTATCGCCCGCGGCTACGCCGAGGAAGTGACCGAGCAAGGCACCGCCGAGAAGCCCGCGAAGCCAAGCAAGGCCGACCAGGCCAAGGAGTAACCCATGGCCAGGCGCTCGAGCATCCGGGGCGATATCCGGCTGCGCCGGACGCTCCGCAACATTCACAAGACCATGGACAACGAGCTGAAGCCGGCGATGGAGATTGCGGCCAACCGCATCCTTGAGTCCCAGCGTCAGCTGATCCCAAAGGACACCGGGGCAGCTGCTGCTGCGCTGAAGGTCTACGTATCGCCCAGCGGCCTGGACGCCCAGATCGGGATTCGCGGTAAGCGCGACAACCGGAGGTTCTTCTACCTGCGCTTCATCGAGTACGGCACGAAGGGCTACTCCGGTGACAAGCGTGCGGGTAATCGGAATCGTCGGGTCACGAACAAGAGCGACGGGCAGAACTTTTTCGGCAAGCATCCGGACATTCCGGCCCGCCCGGCGCACCCATGGTTGCGCCCCGCCATGGAGGTCAACAGGGAGTATGTGATGGCAGATATCGAGGCAGCCGTGCGGCGAACGCTGCGCAAGGCGAGCCAGGGGGTAGGCAATGGCTGATCCATCCGTAGCGCTCCAGGCGGCACTGTTCGCTCGGCTCCAGGCGGAGGTCAGCTGCCCGATCCATGACGGCGCCGACATCAACACCCCGAAACCCTATGTGTCGATCGATCGCGAGATCTCGACCAACGTCCGGCCCATCGCCGGGCGCAAGCGCGAGGAGCGCCTGCTGTACCTGTCTGTCTGGTCCGACGCCGTCGGCCAGGCCGAGGTGAAGAAAATCAATGGCGAAGTGATCGCTGCCCTGGACGAGCGCCGATTGCCGCTGGCGGATGGCCGCGCTGTCTCCGTTCGGGTGCTGCAGTCCGATGCCCAGCGAGACGCCGACGGCATCACCTACCAGGGATCGATCACCGTCCGCGTGATCACCACCCACTGATCAACCCCACCGGCCGCGCCGCGGCTCAATCCAATGTGCCTTTGGAGGAACCCCCATGGCCGAAGACAACCTCAACACAGCCGCCGGCTGCCGCCTGGCCATTGGCGGCAAGACCGGTGCCGACACCGAAACCGAATACAAGGCCGACACCTACGTCGATGTGGGCGAGATCGAAGACCTGGGCGAGTTCGGCGACACCTTCAACCCGGTGAACTTCACCTCCCTGGCCGATGGCCGTGTGCGCAAGTACAAGGGCACCGCCGACGCCGGCAACATGACCCTGACCGTGGGCCTGGACAATGGCGACCTGGGCCAGAAAGCGGTGGCAGTCGCGCACAAGGACCGCACCAAGGGCAACTACAACGTCAAGGTCACGCTCAACGATGGTGACCCTGGCGCGACCCCGGCGATTCTGCCGACCACGTTCTACTTCGCGGTCAAGGTCATGAACAACACCGTGGCTGCCGGCTCCGCCGACAACGTCGTGCGCCGCAACATCACGCTCGGTATCAACACCGAGATCCTCGAAATCGTGGCCGGCCCGGCTACCCCGTGATTGACGGGGCTTCGGCCCCGCCTCCCACCGAGAGAACCTCATGAGCGAAGCCCTGTATGGCACCACGACCCTGGTGGTCGGTGCGCGAACCTACACCCTGCAACCCACCCTGGAAGCGGCGCTGCTGATCGAATCACGATTTGGCGGCCTGCGCGCGGCGCTGGAAGCCATGCGTTTGATGAGCATCGGCGCGAGCGCTGACATCATCGTGGCCGGCGCCGGCCTCAAGTCGGAGCAGCACACCGAAGTCGCCAATGGCGTGTTCCAGACCGGCGTGGCGAAGGTCTCCGCCGAGCTGACCGCGTACCTCACGGTGCTGCTCAACCCAGTTCCGCCGAGCGTGGCCGCCCGGGGAAAGCCCGAGGCGGACAGCACAGCGCAGTGAAGAACGGCAGCTACGTCGACTATCTGTTCGGCGTGGCCACCGGCTGGCTTGGCTGGCCGCCTGAAACTGCATGGCGTACGCCGGTACCGCAGATCATGCTCGCGCTCGATGCCCGGCTTGATTGGACGGGGCGTGGCCAGGCACAGCCGCAGGCCACCCCCCAGAAGCGCGAGGGTGTAGCGGACAAGCTGAAAGCCTTCCTTCGAGGGCGACCGAAAGAGTGACCAACCACCGCCTACGGGCGGTTTTTTGTGCGTGGAGAAAGGCATGGCCGATCAACAAGTCCAGGGGATGCTGGTTCAGATCGAGGCGACAACCGCCCAGTTGCGCCGCGAGCTGGCCAGCGCCGACCAGGTGGTCGCCCGCAGCAGCCAGGCGATCGACCGCAACCTGGCCACCGTCGACTCGGCCTTCGACAAGACAGGTGCTGCCGCCCAGGGCGCGGGCACGCTGATCCGCGGGGCGCTGGCGGCTGTCGCCGGTGCCGGCATGATCGGTAGCATCATCAAGCAGGTCGACGCCTACGGGCAGATGGCCGACCGGATGAAGGCTGCGGCCGGCAGTACCGCCGTGTATCAGGAAGTGCAGGAGCATCTGCTGCGCACGGCACAGGAGACCTACCGCCCCCTGGCCGAGGCCCAGGAGTTGTACATCCGCACTGCGGACGTCATGAAGACGTTGGGATTCAATACCCAGCAGGCGCTGGAGATCACCGACAGCTTCAGCTTCCTACTGGTGACCAACGCTGCGACGGCAGACAAAGGCGCCGCAGCGCTGGACGCCTACTCGAAAGCACTGCAGACCGGCAAGGTCGAGGCCGATGGATGGATCTCCATTCAGACGGCGATGCCGACCATCGTTGACGCGATCGCCAGCGCGACCGGCAAGAGCGCCAAGGAGATTCGCAAGCTCGGTGTCGAGGGCAAGCTGTCGCTGGACGACCTCAACACGGGTCTGCTGCGCACCGTCGAGGTCAACCGCAAGGCTGCTGCTGACATGTCGACCAGCGTCCAGGACGCCATGGTCAACATCAGCAACGCCATCAGCACTTTCCTTGGCGGCATGGAGGAGCGCACCGGCATTGTGGGCGGGCTGTCGAAAGTCCTGCTCGCCCTGGCGGACAACGTCAACCTGGTTGCTGTCGCCATGGGCGGCGCCGGTGTTGCCGCGCTGACCAACTACGTCGCGAAGGCTGGCCTTGCGCTACAGGCCGCGCTGGCTGACCGCGCTGCACGCATCGCCCAGGCTCAGGCCGTGCTGCAGGCTGCCATTGCTGATCAGCGCAAAGCACAGACCGCAACGATCTTGGCGGCCCGCGAGGCCGCAGCGGCGCGCAGTACTGCCGTGCAAACCGAAATGTCGATTCAACTGGCCCAGGCCAGAACGCGGGAAGCGGCGGCCACTGCGGCCGTGGCAACGGCACAGACCGGTTTGCGGGCTGCGTCGGCGGGTGTGCTCGCGATGTTGGGCGGTCCCATGGGCCTCGCGCTCTTGGCCGGCACCGCGGCTGCCAGCTTCCTGCTGTTGGGCACCAACGCTGACAAGGCCAGCGTCAGCATCGAGGACCTGAAGAAGCCGGTTGCGCAGCTGCGGGAAGAGTTCGCCCAGCTCAACCGGGACCAGCGCGAAGCTTCGCTGGTGAAGTGGCAGCAGGAGCAGATTAACGCCACCGACAAGGTGAAGGATGCCTATGGCGATCTGGCCCAGTCGATCCGCCAGGCCATCGTCACCGCGCCGGCCCGTGACTCTGGCGGCCAGTATGGCCAGCAGCTGCGGGCATACCAGGAGGTGGTCGACCGACTGAAGGAAGCCAGGGCCGCCGGTACCGAACTGTCGCCTGTGCTGCGGGAGGTGGGCGATCGCCTGAACCTGCCGACCGCCACCGTGCAGCAGTGGATCACCCAGGCCGGCGCCGTCAGCGATGCCGACCAGCGTTCGGCGCTGATCGCTGAAACCCTGCGGGTGCTGACCGGGGTCACCAACGAGAACACTGCCTCGACCCAGGCAAACAACGCCGCGAAGGCCGGCATGACCACGGCGGGCCAGTCCTACCTGGACACCCTGCAGAAGCAGCTGGCCGGCCTACAGGACAATGGCGATGCGATCAAGATCGCGAACCGCCATATCGCGGAGAACGCCAGCCTCAGCGAGACGGATCGCCAGGCCATCCTGTCGGCGGCCAATGCGATCGAGTCGCAGAAGAAGGCCAATAAGGACGCCACAGACGGCAGCAAGGACAGGGCCAAGGCACTCAAGGACGAGGTCAAGGCGCTGGACGCCATCATCGACAGGGCGCTGCCGGAGAAGAAGCGCCTCGAGGATTTGGCGGAGGGTGTGAAGGGGCTACGCAAAGCCCACGCCGCCGGCAAGATCACTGCTGCCGAAATGGAACTCGGCATCAAGAACCTGAACCAGGCATATGGCGAAGACACAATCCAGAAGCGCACCCAGGAGGAGCGCAAGCTGGCGGAGCTGCGCCGCAACAGTGCCGAGGCCTACCGCAAAGCAATGGAGGTGGTGCTCCAGACCCGGCAGGACGCAATCAATGCGGACGTCGCAGGCGTGGGCATGGGCGACGATCAGCGCGAGCAGGCCGACCGCCTGAACGCCGTGCGGGAGAAGTACGCCGATGCCCGCCGTCAGTTGGAGGAACAGCAGGAGGATGTGTCGCGCCGGCTGAGCCAATCGGCCTACGAGCAGCGCCTGGCCGACCTGGCTGACTACCAGGCCCGCGAGCTGCAGATGGAGGTCGACGGCCACGAGGCCAAGCTGCAGGCCCAGCGCGACTACCGCAACGGCGCGAAGCGCGCCTGGGCCAACATCCAGGCCGACGCGGCGGACGTCGCAGGCGCAACGGATCGCACCTTGTCCGCGGGCTTCGACTCGGCCACCGCTTCCCTGACCAACTTCGCCATGACCGGCAAGATGAAGTTCAGGGACTTCGCCACCAGCGTCATCACCGATATGGCCAGGATCGCCAGCCAGCAGGCCGCAAGCTCTCTGCTCAGCGGCCTGATCGGCATGGGGATATCGGCCGTCGGCAGCTACTTCGGTGGCGGCGGCAATGGCCTGCCGGCCGGATCGGCGGGCGCCGTGTCGTCCAACCTGGGCGCGTCCCAGGCCGGTTACGGCAGCGCCTACTTCCCGCAGGCACTCGGCGGCGCCTGGAGGGGCGGGGTGCAGATGTTCGCCAAGGGCGGCGCCTTCACCAACAGCGTGCTCAACCAGCCAACGGCGTTCGGCATGGCCAACGGCGGGCTGGGTATCGCAGGTGAAGCAGGCCCGGAGGCGATCATGCCGCTGGCCCGCGGCGCCGACGGCTCACTGGGCGTGCAGGTAGTGGGCGGCAATCAGGGGGGCGGCACCGTGGTGCAGGTCAACGCACCGATGCATTTCACCATGCAGGACCGCAGCTCCGAGGGCATGCAGCTGGATACCGATGCGCTCGGGCAGGCGATGCAGCAGCAGATGCAAGGTGTTGCCGAGCGTGTGGTTGCGGCCTCTTGGCGCCCCGGCGGCGTCAGTCATGCCAACAGCCCAAGGAGGCGTTAATGGCGATCGAGACATTCACCTGGTCGCCTGATGACGAGGCGACCTCTGACAACTCGCTGAAGGTCAGGAAATCACGGTTTGCGGACGGCTACGTCCAGGTTGTCGGTGACGGACTGAACAGTGAAGAGGACAGCTGGTCGCTGACCTTCGGCGGCGTGGCCGATGAGACACAGCCCATTCTGGCGTTTATCCGCCGGCACAAGGGCTTCAAGTCGTTCCTGTGGACCCCGCCGGATGGGGAGCTTGGGCTGTATCGCTGCGAGACGTTCGGTACCCAGCGGCGGCCAGGGGGAATCCTCGCTGTCACCGCAACCTTTGAGAGGGCCTATCACCCATGAGCCTGATATCGCAGATCCAGAAGCTGGAGGCCGGCTCCGAGATCTTGCTGTTCGAACTGGACGGCTCCGACTTCGGCGCCGACATGCTGCGCTTCCACGGGCACGCTATCCCGCACACACCCGCCGAGCTGGCAGCGGCCGGCGCGGATGCCGACCAGCTGCCGGCCAAGCCGATCTGGTGGCAGGGCAACGAGTACGACGCCTGGCCCATTCAGCTGGATGGCATCGAAGCGAACTCGGACGGTACCGAGGTACGCCCGACGTTGAGCGTGGGCAACGTCAACGGCAGGATCACCGCCCTGTGCCTGGCCTTCGATAACCTGCTTGAGTTCAAGCTGACCATTCGGCAGACACTCGCGCAGTACCTGGACGCCCAGAACTTCCCAGAGGGCAACCCGGAGGCCGACCCCACCGAGGAGAGCACCGAGGTCTGGTACATCGACCAGAAGGTCGCCGAGAGCGGTACCAGCGTGTCGTGGGAGCTTGCCAGCCCTGGCGATGTAGGCGGTGAGAACATCGGTCGGCAGATGACCCAGCTTTGCCACTGGGCCATGACCAACGGCTACCGGGGGCCGAATTGCGGGTACACCGGTCCGTACTTCGACCTCGACGGCAACCCCACGGATGACCCGGCCGAGGACCAGTGCAATGGCTGCCTGGAGAGTGGTTGCGTCGTCCGGCACGGCCAGGGCAACCAGCTGCCATTCGGCGGCTTCCCGGCCGTCTCCCTGATCGCTAGGAGCTGATCATGTTGAAACACATCCTCGCCGCCGTGCAGCAGCACGCCGCGGCTGAGTACCCACGCGAGAGCTGCGGGCTCATCCTGACCGTTGGCCGCAAGCAGGTGTACTTCCCCTGCGCTAACGTGGCCACCGAGCCGACTGAGGAATTCCGCATCGCGCCGGAGCAGTACGCCGAGGCCGAAGACCAGGGGCAGGTGATTGGCATCGTGCACTCGCACCCCGATGCCACCAGCCGCCCGTCGCCGCGAGACCTGGCCATGTGCGAGGCCACGGGGCTGCCGTGGCACATCCTGTCCTGGCCGGAGGGCGACCTGCGCACGATCACGCCCACCGGCGAGACGCCGCTGCTGGGCCGGCCATTCGTGCATGGCGCCTGGGACTGCTGGCAGGTTTGCGCCGACTGGTACAAGCGCGAGTGGGGCCTAGACTTCCCGGCCTACACCCGCGAGGACGGCTGGTGGGAGCAGGCCGCCGGCCCGAGCCTGTACGAACAGGCATACGAGGCCGCCGGGTTCTACCAGGTCGACCGGCCCGAGCGCGGCGACATGATCGTCATGGCCGTGGGCCGGACGGTGCACCCGAACCACGCCGGCATCTACCTGGGCAGCGATCCCAAGCTGCCCGGCGAGCAAGCCGATCTCTACGGACCTGGTCCATTTCTGCTACACCACCTGTACGGCAGGCCGTCCGAGATCATCATCTACGGCGGCCCATGGCATGACCGGGGCCGCCTGGTGCTACGTCATCGCGATGCGAGGTGACATTGCTGCTTCATGTGCGCATTCTTCAATGTGGCAAATCGATGCCCAGCGGCCCTAGATGAGAAAATTGACATCCGGCTTGGGTCAGAGTGATGACATTTGCGTCACCTCCTATGAGAACCCGATCGCCTTTGGGCTTCAAGCATTCAAGCTCGGCCTGCCTACGCATAATCTCTTTGCTAGACGCTGGAAAATTTCTGTACTCCACGCCTTCTAGCTGGTCTGGCGTGATTGCAGGTTTCATTGCTAGGCCGTGGGCTAGCCGGGATGAAACGAAACCACTCTCAGATCGGTAGACATAACTATGAATAAGGCCAGTATCGTTGGACAGCCCGAACAGGTAGACCGTTGCTGTGTAATTCGCGAAGGCGGGGGTCTCGCGCTGCATTTCGCTCCAGATGGATTGAAGTCGCTTGGTGGCTTGATGGTTGAGAGAATCTACATCAAAGGCACGACTCTCTTTATTCATGAACGAGATCCAGCGAGTGAAAAGTTCGGCGGCGCCGGTTCCCGCGCAGATTAGTCTGAGCTTTTCAATGTAAATAGCCTTGTTCGCAAACCCGAGCAATTCTTCCGTCTTTGTAGCTATCAGGGTGTCAGTTACGACAGTGGCTTCGTTGTCATCCGTATAGAAAAGCAATGAAGTCATGGTGGCTCCAAGCCGAGCGGTTCATTCAAGGCACAACGCTACTACGCCAAGGCCTTGGCCCGGTACTGGCTTTCCATCCAGACTGGATGCCTGGCCAGATGGGCTGATACATTCGGTCATTTCAATGGAGGGAATGGCATGCGTTTCAAGCTCGCGATGTTGGGTCTTGCGCTGCTTGCTGGATGCGCTTCGATGAACGAAAAGCGTGCTAACGGTCCGGCTTTTTCTGCCAGCACCCCGAAATCTGTTGAGCAGGTTTCTGAGTGCGTCCTGTTCGCTTGGCAGAACCAATCGCTTGCTGGCGCTCACTATGGTGCCGCAATCCAGCCTTTAGCCGGTGGCGGGAGGACAGTCATCAGCGCAGGCGAGATTGAGTTCGCCGACTTCAATGCGGCAGCGGGGGCAACAAAAGTCAGCTTGTACTTTCAGTCAGGTTTGATGGAATGGCGGAAGAACCGAAGAATTGAGGCAGTGAAAGGCTGCCTATAACCAAACCGCCTCAGGGCGGTTTTTTATTGCCAGGAGAAAATCATGGCTGGGTTGTCAATCATGCATGCCCCAATGACCATCATCAAACTTTCGGGCTCCCTAGCACAGAAATTTGGCCGCACTCATCACCGGCAACTTGAGAGCCGTGACACATGGGAGGCGTTCAGCGCATTGAAGGCCACGTTACCTGGCTTTGAAGACGAGATACGTCGTCTCGACGGGATGGGCCTCCGCTTCGCGGTCTTCCGGAACCGACAGAACGTCGGCATTGACTCATTCGGTCGAGGAGGTGTCCGTGAGCTGCGTATCGCGCCAGTGATCGGTGGGAGTAAGCGTGGCGGTCTGCTGCAGACAGTAGTGGGTATTGCGCTTATCGCTGCTGCAACCATTGCTTCCGGCGGTTTGGGTGCTGCGTTCAGCGCTGGCGCTGGTGGATGGGGCGTGGTAGCTGCAGTTGGCGTTTCAATGACAATTGGCGGCGTCATCCAGATGCTCAGCCCTCAACCGAAGGGTCTCTCCACCAGCGCCGCGCCAGAAAACAGACCCTCATACGCTTTCGGCAGCGCGAACAACACTACCGCCAGCGGTAACCCAGTGCCGATTTGCATTGGCGAACGGCGATGGGGTGGAGCAGTTATCTCTGCGTCGATCTACGCCGAAGACAAGGCGTAACAACTGAACTGTCACCAGGCCGCCTACGGGCGGTTTTTTCTTGCCCGGAGGAAAGCATGGGCGCAGAACTTCCACCTGACGTCACCGGCGCCAAGGGCGGCGAGAAGAAGCCAAAGGCGCCCTACGAGGCGCCCGACAGCCTGCGGTCCACGAACATTGCCAAGATCCTGTTGGCCGTGGGCGAGGGCGAGTTCGACGGCACGCCGACCGACCGCGACATCTACCTCGACAACACCCCGATCCAAGATGCCAGCGGCAACGTTAACCTGCCGGGCGTTAAGTGGGAGTGGCGCCCCGGGACCGTTGAGCAGGACTACATCCAAGGTATACCGGCGATCGAGAGCGAGACATCTGTGAATGTCGAGCTGCGTGGTGACGCGCCGTGGACTCGCGCCCTGAGCAACACCCAACTGTCGGCTGTGCGCCTGCGTTTCAACTGGCCGCGCCTGATGAGCCAGAACACCAGCAACGGCGATACCAACGGCTACACCATCGAGTATGCGATCGACATCGCCACCGACGGCGGCGCCTTCGTTGAGGCGCACCGCAACGCCGTCAGCGGGAAGACCAGCGGCGGCTATCAG